CCCGCACCCCCACCCCGACCCCCACCCCGACGGCCGAGACGTCCGTCGCGTTCACCTGGACGCCGCCCCCGGACCGCTACGACTTCCACCGGTACAAGCTCCTCCGCGTATCAGGGTCCACCCCGACGACGGACCCCGAGGACTCGGGCGCGACGGAGATCCTCTTCGCCGGCTACCTGACGCGGACGACGTCGAGCGCGAGCGACGAGCCTGGCGTCGGGACGTGGAGCTACACGCTCTTCGTCGTCTACGACGAGTACGACTCCGACACGGACGAGCGGTACAGCATCGGCAGGACCGGCACGTTCTCGATCGGCGTGACCCCGACGCCGTCCCCCACGCCGACGCCGACGCCATGAGTGACGACGACCTCGATCCTCGGTTCTGTCCGTCGTGCGGATCCCGCCTCGCGCCCCGCTCCGCGCATTTCTCGGAGGTGCTCGGGTATCGCCGGTACAAGGTCTGCACGTCCCCCAAGTGCGGCCGTACGGTGACGACGAGCGAGCGGATTTCGCAAAGGGTTGCGAAGTCGGCCGAGTAGGCGGGAAAGCGCGAGCGTACGCGGCGTCCTGGTGCTCGGATGATGACGTGGCGACCAGATCCGACACGGCTCAGGCGGGGGGACGACGGGGCGGCCCCGCGCAGTTCTCCCGCCTCCCAGGCGGCAAGTACGACGCCCGCCAGAATCCGGACGGCACCTGGGACGTCGCCGACGTCCCGATCTTCTCCACGGTGCCGAAGGGCACGAAGGGCGCCCCGAAGGACGTCGTCGAGGCGGACCTCCGCGCCGCGGTCGAGACGCACCAGAAGAAGTTCTCCGAGGACAAGTTCCTCCCGCGGCTGAACCGCCTGCACAACTACGGCGTCCACCGGCCCGAGCCCGCGGGGTTCTTCCTCCCGCGCGAGGTCCGACCCTTCCGCATGGGCGGCACGACGCGGCCCGTGATCTTCGCCGACCTGATCTCCGTCCCGGACGTCGTCTTCCGCGACCTCGACTCCGACGTCCTCCCCTACTGCTCGGTCGAGGTCCGGACCTACGAGCCGCTCACCTTCGGGGCGCTCGCGCTCCTCGACACGGAGCCGCCCTTCTTCGAGTTCCCCTTGATCACGATCGGGACGAAGTCTCCCGACGTCTCCGGCGTCGTGACCGAGGCGGAGACCGTCGCGCTCGCCAGCTTCCGCTTCATGGAGGATCCGATGCCGGACGACGAGAAGAAGCCGGACGACGAGCACGACGGGCAGATGGCGGAGGGCGAAGGGGCCGACCTGAAGTCCGCGATCAAGGCGATCGAGGAACAGATCAAGGCGCTCGCGCCGATCATCGCCATGGCCGACAAGATCCAGGCGCTCGTCGGCGAGGGCGGCGGCGGAGAGAAGTCGGAGGGACCCGTGGACCAGCCCGTCGCAGCGATGAACGCCGAAAACGCGAAGCTCCTCGGCAGGGTCGGGGCGCTCGAAGCGTACCGCGCCGACGTCGAGTCCGCGAAGGCTCGCGAGAAGCTCTTCTCGTCCGCCGTCGATGCGCTCGAAGGCGACGGCTTCGCGCTCTCCGACTCCGCGCGCGAGAAGCTCGGCGTCGCGGTGAAGCACGGCAAGGAGGCGGTGGACGCCTTCGTCGCGCTCTTCCGCGAGATCGGGACGCAGGACCCGCCGGAGCGGCTCTCCGGCGCCGGTGCCGGGCGCGGGTCGGCGACGTTCCCGCCCGAGGTCATGGCGTACGCCGCGCAGGGCCCGGAGAAGTTCGCCGCGGCTCAGCGGGAGTGGCGTGAGTACGAGAAGCTCCGGGCGAACAAGGCGTTCGCGGCGGGGCTCTCTCCCCTCGACAAGTACCTCATGAGGGAGGTGGGCTGATGGCTCTCTCGGCCGCGCACGCGGACGTCGACAACATCGTCCAGGACGAGAAGGGCGTTCGGCTCGCCATCCGCGTCGTGGACGCGGCGGTCGTCTACCACGGCGCCCTCTGCTCCTTCGACACGTCCGTCGGGCTCGTCAAGCCCTTCGACGGCACGGAGACCGACCGGCTCGCCGGCTGGCACTTCGGCGACACCGTCACCGGCGAGACGTCCGACAGCCCGCCCCCCGAGGCAGCCATCGTCACCGGGCCTTTCATCTGGAAGAGCCTGACGGTGGGCGGCCTCACGGGGACCCCCGCGACCGACCTCGGCAAGGACGTGTGGGCGACGGACGACGGCACCTACACGGTCGAGGACCCGGGCGGTTCCGGGGCCCGCGTGGGGATCGTCGTCCGCGCCGTCTCGTCCGCGAAGGCCGACGTCTACTTCCACAACGTCATGGGGCACGTGGACACGCTCGACCTCCTGCCGACGCCGAGCCCGACTCCGTCCCCGACGCCGTCCCCGACCCCGAGCCCGACCCCGACGCCCACGTAACAGGAGGACTTTCCGATGCCTCAGATGGTGCTCACTGGTGGGCAGGGCGGGACGACTCGGCGTGGCCTCCGCGACGCGTTCGCGAACGCGTACGACAGCGTCGTCGAGCAGACGAAGGCCGACCTCGCCCCCGTCATGGCGCTGGACCTCCCGTCCGACACGGACCAGGAGTTCTACGCCTATTTCAAGGACGCGCCCTTCCCGCGCTTCCACCCGGCCGGGGAGAACATGGCGAAGGCCGGGTTCGCCGCGGTCCAGTTCTCCGTCATCAACTACGACTACTCGCTCGAGGTCGAGTGGCGTCGGAACGACGAGGGCGACGACCAGCTCCGCATGCTCCGGCCGCGCGCCGCGCAGACGGGGCTGAACTTCGTCTACCGGTTCACGGACGCGTTCTTCGACGTGCTCCTCTCGACGACGAGCTTCCTGCCGGCGACCCTCACCGCCCCGGACGGGTCCGCGATCTTCGCGACCACGGACGGTGGCGGCGCGAACCGCTTCGGCGCGACGAACGGGAACCTCCTCACCGGGAACGGAGTCGCGTCGGCCGCGACGATCCGGACGGACATCTTCGCCGCGATGGCGCAGTTCCGCCTGATGCAGAACACGAAGGGGAAGCCCCTCTTCCCGCCCGCGATCCTCAACCAGGGCTTCATCGTCTACGCGGGCGCCGCGAACGAGGAGATCCTCAACGAGGCGTTCTTCCAGAACCCGACGAGCAACATCGCCCCCGCGGCGGGCGCGGTCGCCGCGCAGAACATCTTCGCGGCGGCCGGGAAGCGCGTGGAGCTCCAGCTCCACCAGCAGATCACGGACAACGACATGTACGTCTTCCTCCGCGGGACGCCGTACAAGCCGATCTTCCACCAGGCTCGAGAGCCGCTCTCCGAGGCCTACCACGACGAGATCACCTCGGCCGAGCACGCCCGCGCAAAGCTCCGGTCCCTCATGTACACGACCCGGGACGGCTACGGCCTGTGGCTGCCCTACGGGGTCGTCAAGATCAACAACTAGGAGCGCTCCATGACCGACACGCCGGACGCCGGCCCGTCGGAGGAGAAGTCCTGCGTCGAGTGCAAGACCGTTCTCTCCGGCAACGCCGCGAGGTACTCCCGCTGTTCGACCTGCCGTGGCGCTCGCCGGCAGGGCAAGGCGACGGGCACCGCGACCCTTCCTCCTCCCGACGATGCGCCCGACGCGGGCGGCTTCGACACGGACGGCGTCGAGCCAGTCACGATCCCGTTCGACCGGGCCCGCCCCGCCGCCCCGCCGCACCGCGAGTTCTACTGGTGCGGCTGCCTCGAAGACTGCCCGACCCACGCCGTCACGGTCGGGGGGATCTCCTTCCCGCTGTGGACGGGAGAGGTCCGCGAGGAGGCCCCGGGTCGGTTCAAGTACGTGGACCGCACGCACCGCGGGCAGGTCCACCATCTCACCGACCGGAACGTGGCGCTCGTCAAGGAGCGACTCGTCCAGCGCGTCGTGCGCAACGGGGAGATCATCTCCACGCTCGATGTCGTGAAGTCGGACGGGACCGTGCTCCGCCGGTTCGTCCCGCAGGATGGCGACCGCTCGCTCGGAGAGTTCGTCTACATGGTCCGCGTCCGTCACCGGGCGGACCGCCCCATGGCCGACCCGCCGACGATGATCCCGAGGGAGTGACATGGCGACCCCGACCGAGGACCAGATCCGCGCTCAGGTCGGGTACGTCGTCCTCGCGTTCGAGGAGCTCCGCCAGCTCGCGGAAGAGGACGGGACGAACCTCCTCGGCATCGAGGACGAGCTCTTCGCCGCGCTCATCGGGGACTTCTCCCCCGGCGTCGTCGGCGGGTGGAGCGTCTTCCGCCGCCGTGTCTCCGACGCGCTCTCGCGGGCGACGGTCCGCAGCGCGCTCGACGCGCACTGGCTGAACTACGGGAAGCTCATCGCGTCCCCGAACCAAGACCCCGGCCTCGTCTTCCGCGACCTCTACGACTACTTCCTCGCCAACTCGCTCACCGTGGACGAGCGCGGGTTCTCCTTCGGCTCTCCGGTCGGAGACGGCGGGAACGCCGGGAACGGGACGCTCCACCGCCTCAACGTGGACGCGAACGGGTTCGACATCGACACCCAGACCGCGGACGCGAAGGTCGTGACGTGCGTCACGGACGAGCACTCGGGCGCGCAGGAGCACGCGGAGCAGTTCCGGATCGTCGGGAGCGAGCGCCGGAAGGACTACCTCACGATGAAGGGCGGGACGGGAGAGCCCGGTTCGATCCCGATCGGACTTCTCACCGCGAAGACGTGCCGGGATTCCACCCAGTTCATCCAGAACCCGTCCTTCACGCGGACCCCGCTCACCTTCACCGGTGGGCTCGTCGCGGTCGCGGACGTCGAGACGTCCGTCCCGGGGTGGACGCTCTCGACGATCACGGACATGAAGCTCGACCGGAACATCGTGTACCGGGACAGCGAGGGCGAGGCGGCCAACGCGACGTCGCTCCGGTTCGAGGGGAACGCGACCGTCACGCAGGCGCTGAACGTCCGGAACGCGAGGTTCCGTCCGACGAGCCTCGGCGGGTTCGGCCAGGAGATCGTCCCGGTCTACGTGCAGGTCGCGGTGTACCGGGAGAGCGCGGCGGACGGAACGCTGACGCTCACCTTCGGAGACGTGACCGCGGTACAGGCGATCGCATCTCTCCCGGATGACTCGTGGAGCGTGGTCCGGATCGCGGTTGGGGTGGACAACTGGTTCGCGAACTTCAACAAGGAGGACCCGGTCCTCTCGATCGCCCTCGCGTCGAACACGACGGGCGCGGTCCTCGTGGACGACGTGGTCGTGGCCCCGTTCGACCTCTTCGACGGCGGCTGGTACGCGATGGTGGGCGGCGCGACTCCGTTCCTCCGCGGCGACGAGTTCACGTTCTCCGACACGGTCACGGAGGTCGGCCTCCTCCAGCTGTGGTTCGTCCGGGGTGGCTACGGCTACCTGCCGAGCACGGGAGGCGGCTCTCCGTCGTGG